AAATAAGTAATAGTAAAGGCCCACGATTTAAGTAAAACTATGTGAGTTCAACTAACTAAAGGAGAATGAACATGGAACTAGTTATTTCTGAATCACGTATGTGGGCCACTAATTTTAAGGCTTGGATGGTAAAAGTGTTTAATGCATTCATCGAAGCACGTCAGAAAGAAGCGAATCGTCGTATTGCTATGATGCAACTTTCTGCAATGACAGATCGTGAGCTTAACGACATCGGTATCGGACGTGGAGACATCCGTAGGGTCGTTAACGAAGAGTAGTAGTCCTTAAGCAAGGAGGAGAGGCTTGTGGACCCAGTTACTATAATTAGTGGGGCCACTGTTGCCTTTAATGCTCTTAAGAAAGGCTTTGCTATAGGCAAGGACTTACAGGACATGGGTAGCCAGCTAAACAAGTGGGCTGGTCACATGGCTGATCTAGGGCAAGCTGAGAAGCAAGTTAAGAACCCTCCTTGGTGGAAGTCTATTGGTGGCTCTATAGAGTCGGAGGCTATGGAAGTTTTTGCAGCTAAGCGTAAGGCAGATTCCATGCGCAAAGAGCTAAAGGACTATATAAGTTTCACAATGGGTCCATCGGCATGGGACGAACTAGTGGCTATCGAAGCCAAGATACGTAAACAGAAGAAGGAACACGAGTACCGTAAAGCTGAACTACAAGAAGCTATTATAACTTGGGTAGTAACAGGTTTGTTTCTAGTAATAGGTTTTGGTATTATGGGTTTCATATTATACATGGTGAGCTAATGGCTAGACAACTAACAGAAAACCAAATGAAGTTCTTAGAAGTCCTGTTTGATGAAGCAGGAGGTGACGTTGTTGCCGCTAAGAAGCTGGCAGGGTACAGTGAAACATCTAGCACAGGAGCTATCGTAGAAAGCTTAAAAGATGAGATCGCAGATAAGACACGCACTTATTTTGCTCGTACTGCGCCCAAGGCTGCTATGGCTATGGTTGGTGCTTTATCTGACCCTACTGAATTAGGTGTTCGTGATAAGATGGCAGCAGCTAAAGACTTACTTGACCGTGCAGGTTTAGGTAAAGTAGACAAGATTGACGTAGGGTCAAGCAGTGGTGGGGTGTTTATCCTGCCATCCAAGGAAGGTAAGAACGAGTAAGTATGAACCGTGAATCTTTGGGGTATTGGGAGTTACCCAAGCCACACAAAGGTGAAGAGAGACAGTGGCACGTAATAGCTAGAACAACACGCACCGTGCCTTTCGGATACAGAGTACACCCTGACAACGAAAACTTATTAGAACCCATACCAGATGAACTAGAAGCTTTAGAGCTTGCAAAGCGTCACTTAAAGCAGTATAGTTACAGAGAAGTTGCTATATGGTTACAGAGACAAACTGGTAGATACATCTCACATATGGGTTTAAAGAAAAGGGTAGACATTGAGCGAAGACGTAAGAAAGCAGCTACAATTAAACGCAAGCTTGCCAAGCGGCTCGAAGAAACGTTACAGGAGATCAAAAAGCTCGAAGAAGAAAACATCGGAGCCTACCGTATCATCCCCCCAGACGATTGAACCTGTAGTAGAAAAAGTAGCAGCACAAGTAAAACCTGTAGAGTTTGATGTTGACACTGCGCAAGAAGTAGTGTTTAAACCAAACCCAGGACCACAGACAGACTTCCTAAGCGCATCTGAAAGGGAGGTACTGTATGGTGGGGCGGCTGGTGGAGGCAAATCGTATGCTATGCTGGCTGACCCACTTCACGGTTTAAATGACCCTAACTTTAGTGGTCTACTAGTTCGACATACTACGGAGGAACTACGTGAACTTATACAAAAGAGTCAAGAGCTTTACCCTAAAGCCGTTCCAGGTATTAAGTGGTCTGAAAGAAAGAGTCAGTGGATTAGTCCAAGGGGCGGTAGACTTTGGATGTCGTACTTGGACAAAGACATGGACGTTACTCGTTATCAAGGTCAAGCGTTTAACTGGATTGGGTTCGACGAACTAACACAGTGGCCTACGCCTTATGCGTGGGATTACATGCGTTCACGTCTACGTAGTGCACATAGTGGCAACTTAGGTTTGTACATGAGAGCTACAACAAACCCTGGTGGTGCAGGTCATGCTTGGGTTAAGAAGATGTTCATTGATCCCAGCGCAGCAGGTAAAGCTTTCTGGGCTACGAACATTGAGACAGGTGATACCATCACGTTTCCTAAAGGGCATAGCCGTGAAGGTGATCCACTGTTTAAGCGTAGGTTTATTCCTGCTAGTTTGTTTGACAATCCATACCTAGCAGATACTGGTGACTATGAAGCAATGCTTTTGTCACTACCAGAACACCAGCGCAAGCAGTTGCTAGAAGGTAACTGGGACATTAATGAAGGAGCAGCGTTCCCTGAGTTTAACAGAAGCATTCACGTTGTGGACCCTATCGACATCCCTGACTCCTGGCCTAAGTTTAGAGCTTGCGACTATGGTTACGGCTCCTACACAGGAGTACTCTGGTTCGCTGTTGCGCCAAATGAACAGTTGGTTGTCTACAGAGAGCTTTATTGTTCTAAGGTTACGGCTACCGATCTAGCTGATATGATCTTAGATGCGGAAGCAGAAGATGGAACTATTAGGTACGGCGTGTTAGACTCGTCCCTCTGGCACAAAAGAGGAGATACTGGCCCGTCACTAGCAGAGCAAATGAACATGAAGGGTTGTCGTTGGAGGCCTTCTGATCGCTCTCGTGGCTCAAGGGTAGCTGGTAAGAACGAGATTCACCGCCGTTTGCAGGTGGATGAGTTCACTGAACTACCAAGACTTGTGTTCTTCTCCACCTGCACCAATACTATAGCGCAAATCCCTACGATTCCGCTAGACAAGAAGAACCCTGAAGACGTTGATACAAACAGTGAAGACCACTTGTATGACGCACTACGATATGGTATAATGACCAGACCACGTAGCTCAATCTGGGACTTTAACCCAGCAAAACAAAACTCTGGCTTTCAGATGTCGGACTCAACTTTTGGATACTAAGTAAATGGCAGAAATAGATGATCTATCCTTCGAGACAGACGAAGTAGTAGCAGCCGAATCAAGTGAGGATAGTCTGTTTAGCAGCTTAAACAGTATTGTTGGCTTTGTAACAGATCGCTTTAAACGTGCTGAAGATGCACGACTAGGTGATGAAGAACGTTGGCTACGATCCTATCGTAACTATCGTGGTATCTATGGACCAGAAGTACAGTTCACGTCTAGCGAAAAGTCTAAGGTATTTGTTAAAGTAACTAAGACTAAAACACTAGCTGCATACGGACAGATCGTTGACGTACTATTCGGTAACAACAAGTTCCCTCTTTCTGTTGAGCCATCCGTTCTGCCAGACGGTGTAGCAGAATCAGTACACATCAATGTTGATCCTAATGCTGGCCCAGCGCAAGGTGCACTAGCAGAAGCATTTGGGCAAGAACCAACTAAGCCTTACTTGATTGGCCCTGACACAAAGCTAGAACCAGGTGATACACGTACTACACTCATGAAACGCTTAGGTGGTATGAAGAACAAGCTAGCACCTGTAAGCGATAAGATCATTGAGGGTGACGGTACTACGCCTACAAGTGTTACATTCCATCCTGCTATGGTAGCAGCTAAGAAGATGGAGAAGAAGATTCACGATCAGCTAAACGAGTCAGGTGCATCTAAGCATCTACGCTCTATGGCTTTTGAGATGGCGCTACTAGGTACGGGTGTAATGAAAGGCCCGTTTGCAGTAGATAAAGAATACCCTAACTGGGAAGACGGTGAGTATGATCCAATAGTCAAGACTGTACCATCTACTAATCATGTAAGTGTGTGGAACTTCTACCCAGACCCAGAATCTGCAAGTATGGATGATGCAGAGTATGTAGTAGAGCGTCACAAGATGTCACGCAATCAGCTACGTGCACTACGTGGTCGCCCTTACTTTATGGATGACTCTATCCAGATGGCTATTGATAAAGGTGCAGACTATGTGCGTAAGCACTGGGAGATGAAGATGGAGGATGACGATAGTCACCCATCTGAGACTGAGCGCTGGGAAGTTCTAGAGTTCTGGGGTTTTGTTGATACAGACTTACTAGAAGAGAATGGTATTAAGATACCTCGTGAGCTACGTAAGCTAGCAGAAGTAAACGCTAACATCTGGGTATGTAACGGTGAGATTATCCGTTGTGTACTTAACCCATTTAAACCTACACGTATTCCTTACTATGCTGTACCTTATGAGCATAACCCATACAGCTTCTTTGGTGTTGGTATTGCTGAGAATATGGATGATACACAAACATTGATGAATGGCTTCATGCGAATGGCTGTTGACAATGCTGTATTATCTGGTAACCTACTGATTGAGATAGATGAAACAAACCTCGTACCAGGACAGGATTTGTCCGTATACCCAGGAAAAGTGTTCCGCAGACAAGGTGGTGCACCAGGACAAGGCATCTTTGGGACCAAATTTCCCAATGTTGCTGCAGAGAATATGCAACTCTTTGATAAAGCTAGAGTCTTGGCTGACGAAAGTACTGGATTCCCAAGCTTCGCCCACGGGCAAACAGGAGTATCAGGAGTGGGTCGTACCGCTAGTGGCATTTCTATGCTTATGTCTGCAGCTAACGGCTCTATTCGCTCTGTAGTTAAGAACGTAGATGATTATCTCTTAGCACCTATGGGTCGAGCCTTCTTTGCGTTTAACATGCAGTTTGACTACGATGAAGGTATTAAGGGTGACCTAGAAGTTATTGCTAACGGTACTGAGTCTCTTATGGCTAACGAGGTACGCTCCCAGCGCCTAATGCAGTTCTTGGGTGTTGTACAGAACCCAGCACTAGCACCATTCGCTAAGATGGACTACATCATTCGTGAGATCGCTAAGAGCATGGACCTTGATCCTAACAAGGTAACTAACTCTATGCAGGATGCAGCTATCCAAGCTGAGATTCTTAAAGGGTTCCAACAACCAGCACCACCTCCTCCTGAAGCAGCTATGGGTGGCCCAGCGCCAGTAGGACAAGAAGGTCCAGCAGTTCCAGCAGGGGCAGCACCACAGGATCAGACAGGCGCAGGTGGCGGTACTATTGGGACAGGCGTAGCACCAGTACCAGGTGAGGAAGGATTCTCTGGTAATGTCGCTTAAAGCATTCGTAAATAATAAATCTGAGTGGGATGCATTCTGTGAAGAGCTAGATGAGATGATCGGCATTATGCAGAAACGCTTAGAACAATCAGAACACGTAGCAGAGATACACAAGACGCAAGGCGGTATTGGTGCACTGCGTAGACTAAAATACTTGAGGGATAAAGTTAATGGCAAACAGTCTTCTTGATGCAATCACTAGTCCGTTAACAGGTGAGTATCGTAAAGAGAAACCATTAAGTGTTAAGGCTGCAGATACTGCAGTTAGCCTCACTACTCCTATTGACTCTATTGTTGAGATACAAGAAGAACTAAAGAAAGATAAACCTGATTATCTAAAGATTGGTATGTTAGGTGGAGTAGAGGCAATATCTCTTATTCCTGGTATTGCACCTGCTGCACGTACTATGATCCGTAAAGGTGCTGATATGGCACGTCAAACGGATGAAGCTATTAATGTAGCAAGTAACGTACCTAAAGTTACTAAAACTAAACCTGAAGAGTTTAGCGGTACTATTCCTACACGTCATGGTTTTACAGGCGATAGACCTACAGAGTTTTTACCACGTGGTGAATATAAAGGTCAACGTTATGATAGCACAGGCGGTGTCTTTGGTGATAAGCCTTTATATTTAGAAGACCCTGAAAACCCCTTCTTTCTAACAGATGACGGTGTAGTTTCTTTTAGTTATGATGATGTAACAGATGTAGACGCATCCTTTGATAAAGCTTTTGTATTAACACCAGAAACAGTAGGTACACTAAAAAATAAAGTAGGTGATGTAGACCTATTAGACGAAGCCTCTGGGCCTTTAGTGGTAGATAAGCTAGAAGAGTTAGGCTATGATGGCCTTATCATTCGTGGTTTTCCTGACTCAAATACTACAGAGTTAGGACGCTTACGTGCAGAACAAAGTGATAAACTAAGAAGTTTAAGCAAAGAAGATTTTGATAAAGGTTATGGCATAGTAGAAGACTATAAACCTAAAATACAAGCAGCTAGAGAAGCAGAAGGTATTGATGAAACATTACAACAATCACAGATTCTAGCATTCCGTCCAGAACGTCAAAAAGTTCTTGATCCAGCAGGGAATCCACAGCTAGACAACGAAGCATATGCTGCAAAGATGAATGCTTTTGATGTCGAAGATGATATGGTAAAGTGGAAGGAGAACGTCAAGGAAGAGATATCTAAAAGCCGTGATGTAGATCCTGTCGTTAGAACTTACCCACTAGAAGATGCGGCACAGAAATTTTTAGATAAAGAAATAACAAGAGAAGAATATCTAAAATACATTGATGAATATAAACCTGTTACTGGCTGGGATCAACTTCCTAGAGAACCTTCTACAAAAGCTATGGTTTATTCTCTTAAACCAAATCAAATATCACGTGGTAGTTTTGTTGTTTCGCCAGAAGATGCTGCTAAATTAGACGTTAAACAGTCTAGTCTTTCTATAGGTGATTTCTTTGATGGGCGTTTAGATGTTACAGCCTATAAAGAGTTTGATACTTGGATTGTAGCAGGTGCAAAAACTGGTGAGAAGGGTCAGCACTATGCAAAGGCTGTTCATTACCAAGGTGGTGACGGAAAACCTGTAATATTACTAAACTCTGATAACCCAAAGAAATATGAAACTAATATTAAAACAGGTGAGCGTATAGGTGCAGCACAGAAAAACCCTAAAGGTCAAACATATGGTAAAACACCTTATGCGGCTATTAGTGGTTACGTAAAAGATTTAGATGTAGAAAACATACGTAAAGTAGCAGCACAGCTATTAAATGATCCTGAATGGGTACAACTAGGTTTTGACCCAAGAAGACAAGGTAATTTTTATGTACGTAGAGAAAAATCAAATGCACCTCTTCATGCTGTAGCTACATCTGCAGAAGAGGTAATACAGATTGGACCACTGGTGTTAGCTAAAAACCCAGTATTAGATTTAGACTATGCAGGATATGCAGAAGGTGGAGTAGCTATGGATGAACAAATGGATGCGGTATTTAAGTCTAGCCGTACAGATATAGACCCTGTGTCAGGTAATGAAGTACCACCAGGTTCTCTACCTGAAGAGGTACGTGATGATATTCCTGCAATGTTAAGTGAGGGTGAATATGTTGTCCCTGCTGATGTTCTACGTTTTTATGGGGTCAAGTTCTTTGAAGACCTACGTGCACAGGCTAAGATTGGCTTGGCTGAAATGGAAGCTAATGGTCGTATTGGCGGTGAGCCTATCGAAGAAGAAACAGGTGACGTTGGTATTTCTGATGAAGACCTTTTGGATATCTTATATAAAGAACTACAAGAAGAACAAACGGTAGGCGCTGCTAAGGGTGGAGTTATGGGTTTCCAAGCAGGTGGTCTAAACTACCCTGCGTATATCAAAC